GGTATTCGATCAACACCAACAGCACCAAAAAATCTGGGGGTGACGTTGATATTTCCTATACTAACAGTTTGAAAATCTTCCAAACCACTTAGTTCTAGCCCGTTCCTGTTGTTGTTTAGATATACAGCTAAAATAACCTGTGCGTTTTTGACACGGTCAGGTATTTCTGTGTCGGTGTAATAATCAGCAACTAATCTATTTGGAAAAGATAGGCCATAAAGGTTTGTGTAAGTATCTGGTTTGCGAACTCCTGATCTGGGCCATTCAAGAGCCTGAGTGTCATCAACCCTTGCTCCGAGAAATTTCTCTCGATCAATTCTTTGAGCAGCCGTGAACAAAGCACGATTTTTATTATCGTTGCTTGACCCATCCCAAGCTGCAGCGTCATCACTGAGGACTAATCCTTCAATAAATGAATTTGCATCAGCAAGAGTGATATAAGAGTTTGCATTTGCACCACCAACAGTAGCGTCAATTGTTATTGCCATCGAGTTTTACCTTTTTGGGCTTAGTTTTTGGTTTTGGCTTTTCAAGAGTTGGAGATAATGAAGCCACCTTTTGAGCAGCCTCATTTCTCTCTCTCATACGCCTAAATGCGTACATTGCCATTAGCTTGATGCACCCTTGAGAGCAACAAAATTAATAACGATTGCTTGGCTTAAGTTACCAGCAGATACGTTAGAAACTGTTACTGCAAAGGAACCATCTGCAATAGCATTTGCATTCACCAAATATGAACCAGCAGTTCCAGCAGAACCATGACAAGCTACAACAACATCTGTTGCTGCAACTTTGCTATTAGTTACTGTGAAGGATACCTCTGTGCCAGCGTCAAGCTGTGCATTGTTCATTGTGATTTGTCCAGACTCTGTATTTAGAGTTACACCTGTGGATTTGTTAGTGGCCTGAGTTACAGTTCCACCTGTTGTTGGTCCAACTAAAGAACCAGCAGTTACTTCAAATAAAGAAGGCATAATTAATCCTGATTAGATACGTTAGTTGCACGAACAATACCGATGTTCTTTGTCTCATACACTTTCGACCAAGATGCAACAGTTTCTAATACAGTTCTATTAGGGTTGACTGTTGATACAGCGTACTTTAAACCGACAGGATGATAGATATAGTGAAGATCCACTGCCATTGCTTCTTCCAAAGCAAGGATGTCTCTATCTGTTTGTGTTCTGATTGGAGCTTGCTCTCCTGTTACCACAGCCCCTTGAGTAAAGAAGAATGTACTGTACTCTGTGGAACTCCCACTGCCAGTGGTGGGAACATCGTCAGAAACGATAACATTTAGACCCATAAATGTATTTACAGCTGTAGGTCCATCAAATGCTCTAACTGTGCTACCGCCTGTGGCTGAAGTATCAGGAGCACCTGTATTATCGTAAATTCTGTCAATTGCATTTCTCTCAACTAAGTCATAAAAAACTTTTGAGTGCATTGCAACTGCAGTTAATTTATCGCCTTGATCACCTAACAAAGCCTGAGCCTTTGCAACGTGTCTTGGACTCAATGTTGTTGGAGTGTCACCTGACTCTGAATCAATTGTCAAAGCAAATAAAGCAGAGTTGCTGTCGT